TCTTCAACCATATTTTTCATTTTTTCAGTAAAGTCCATTACTTTTTTATTTCTCTCTTTATCTTCTGCAAAACTTCCTTTCTGAAGTCCAGATGTAAGCCCTAAAATAAAAGCATCCCCCCCGCTACCGCCATGGTTTCCTTTCCATTTTTCGGAAAGTGACTCATACATATTTTTATCTATTTGCCTCTCTGGCTCAGAAGATTGTTTTTGTAAATCTAATAATGTTTTCTCAAGGCCAATCTGCTCATTAATTCTTGGGCGCTCTGGTTTAGCATTTGCAGCCTCCATTCTTTGTTTAACTTTATGTAATTTATAATCTGCAAGCTTTGCCATTTTATTATCCCCTTCCAAACCCGCCAAAACCACCACCAAGGTATGAACCAGCAGCCGCAAGCCCTAAATCTCTTAATTGTTGTCCAAACCTTGCAGGAGTAGACTTAAACTGCTGCATATTCATAGCATGCTGCCCCTGCATTCTTGCAACATCATTCGCGTATCTTTGGTTTTGATTTGCAGCCTGAGCTCCAAACATTGAAATGGCGCTTCTATTCCCCTCAAGACCAAGCTGAGCCCTCTGAGTATCTTGCCCAGCTATTGACTGACCAACGCCCATCATATTAACGTTTTCATTTATTGCATTTTGTCTAAGATTTTCTAGGTCTTCAACTCTTTGCCTTTCTAGGTTGTATCCTGCCTCAGCCTCTTGCAGCCTGGCGTTGCGCCCCTGCTCTCTTATGTTATAGGTTCTGGCCTCTCTGTCTAGCCTACGATTTTGTAAGTCTTCGCCATAGTTTTCAGACGCTACGTTTACCTCTTGCTCTAAAAGAGCTTTTTGCTTAGCCATTGCTGCACGATTTTCTGCAGCTTCTGTGCTTCTCTGAAGACCTCTTCTTGCTAAATTTTCTTCTGTCATTCTTTGCTGGTTATCAAAAGACTCCATTGCAATATTTTTACTCATTGTTTTAAACTGCTGAACTTTTTCTGCAATATCCTTGAAGTCTCCAATTTGAGACAAGTCATGAATTCTTTCTTGGTTAATGTTTGAAAATGCTTGTATAAAAGGCTGATAATTTACAACTGATGTTGGGTCATACTGATAAAGCCTTTGGATATTGTTAACTGCAGTATTCATTAAAGTTTTAGCTTGATTTAAAGTCTGCTCTTCTTGCGGCGTAAGGGGAAGCCTTTGAGTAATGCGCCTTTTCTTTCCGTCAGCACCGGTAACAGTAATAGTTTGGACTCCCGAAAGCTCGTCTATAACATCCATCAATTCCGGCGCAGCTTGTTGCGCTGGCATCTGCGGAGCTTCTGGCGGTCTTCTTCCTCTAAAAAGTTTTCCCATTACGATACCTCAAACAAATAATTATCATAGTGTTTAAACAAATAGTTTACACCGTATTTAGTTAATTTACAAAGAAATATTCTCATTTTTTCAGATTCAGTTCTTATTATTATTTTATTGAAACCTAATAAAAATGGAAATTCTAAGCATTTTTTCATTACTTCTTTTGTAAATCTTCCCCTATATTTTTCATAAATATAAAGTGAAATCTCACAAACTTTTTCTGTAATAGTTTTTACGCCATAAAAACCAATGGCAATATTGCTTGAAATTATTTCAAAAAATACACAATTTTCATATGTAAAATTATTGAAAAATTTTTCAATTTGATTCTCTTCAATTGACTCAAAAAAAATAGTCATTAACTACAAAACTAGCACTTTTTTGGCTTAGGTTTACGGTCTTTGCTTGGTCTAGACTTATTCATAAATTACCCCTTAAATTAAAAAATTAACATTGAATTATAAACTAATTAATAGCTTAGTTAAACTCCTGCATATATGATTTTTGGCATTAAAATATATGGCTGCATATTGTTATGCTCAAGACCTCCGCCTGTTGATGTTGTTGCACTGGCAACAATATTTTGCCAAATTTCCCCGCCACCAGTTAATGAGCCAGACAATACTGTATGAGTATTATATCCATGAGTATGAGCAGGTATCTCAGGGGTCGTTAATGTATGAGTTTCTGTCCCACCAACGCCGCCTAATACCGGAGCATTATTAACAATTCTTCCGCCTGTCGGGCTTCCCGATGTAGGGTCAATACCAGCAGTTACTCGCCCTCTTGAATCAGGAACGTTAAATGTTGTTGTTCCGTCACCTACTCCATAAGTAGTACCTATTGCTGCAAATAATAAAGCATATGTTGTTCTACTTATAGCTTGTCCGCTCGCCAATAGCCATCCGGCAGGAGCTGCCCCGCCTGGCGCCCAGTCCATCATCATACCGGGTCTAATTTGTATGACAGGCGCTAGCTGCGAATTAGTAAGACTATTCGCCACCAAAGATGCGGAAGGCAAAGTTCCTGCGACAACTGCTGTACCCTGAATGCTTGATGCTTGAATCTTAGCGCCGCTTAATGTTGCATCATTCTGATTATTGAAAAATAACTGAAAGTGGGCATTGTTCACGGCCGCAATCTTATCAAATGAAATTTTATCATCTTCAATATTATTGTTTTGGATTGCGCCAGCCTGAATATTTTCATTTCCAACCGCACCGTTTCCAATTTTAGGATTTGTTACGCATCCATTTTGAAGCGCTAAAGTTGTAATGCATTGTGCAGAAAAATAACCTGATGTTATATTTGTCCATGAAATAGTTCCGGCACCATCTGTTACTGGAAATTTATTAATATTTAATGGGTTACTAGACCCAGGCAATATTCCTGCTGCAATTCCTTGAGTTATTGTCCATAAATCATTCAAAGAATCAATTATGTAGTTAAAATCTCCATCAAGCTGATTTGAATTTATTGGTTGACCTTGTTCTGCAACCAATGCATATCTATCGCTAAATGGTAATACTTCAGCTGGATTGTAAGGTATTTGTTTTCTTTGATATGTTGGCATTATCTTTCTCCTATTCCAAACAATCTAATTCTTCTAAAAGAAACTGGGCCGCTTATTATGTATCCAGAAACCGACACCCAAAAACTCGAAGAAGAAAATTTAAATCTTTTATTCACTACTTCAAATTCTTTTCTTAGCCTAAACCCGATATCTGTACTATCATTATTTCCAAGAGTTGTTAATGGCTCTTCACCAATTAAATCACCCCTATACTGGAAACTACAAGAATCTGTCAAAGAAAAGCTTCTTGGAACATCTCCAAATATTGAAATATTTATTAAGTTATTATTATTTAATATGAAAGAAGATGGATAGTTTATAACTAACTCATATCTTTTATTTGCATATCCTTTTCTACCTCTAAACTTTATTAGACCTGGCGTCCATATTATTGGTATTAAAGAGGTTCCATTTTGGTCTCCATATATTTTCTTGTTCCGTCATTCCCATCCGCATATTTAAATATCTTATTTCCAATAAACATATAAAATTGTGAGCTTAATTCCATGAAACAGTTTGAGTTTAAAAAATCACCAGACAAGTAAAACCAAGAATATAATTTTGTTGAAAATAAAGATGATAATATTTTATTGTTTGATATCTTGAACCCTATGAACCCGCCTTCGCTATATTTAAATGATGTACATAACCTATAATTTGAGTCAGACTTTGTAGCATTTGATGCAAAATTTTTAACTATTGTGTCAACAGAGTTGTCTGAGTCTGCTGAAAACTGTCTTGCTATATTTAATGTAGTTAAAGAGTGTACACCAGACTGAGAAACAAAATAAACATCATTTGAAAGCTCTATAAGTAAATCACCGTGTAGAATTCCAATCGGTAAATTTGCACTCCACGAAAAATCACCGCCTTGACCTGGTGTATAGCCAGACCATACTTGCGTTCTCTTTCTTCCCATAAAAGCAAGCAAACCGTTTACTTCGCAAATAGCTTCAAAGTTATCTTGTATATTATGCTTGTCCGACATATTAATGCTTGGAATTGTTTTTGTTGTTTCATTAAATAGCCCATAACCATTAATAGAGTTTGGCCTATAGCTATAATATACCCTTAGCTGATTATCGAGATCTCTATATTGAAGACTGACTGCGCCTTGCCCTAATGCCCATATTCTATCCTTAGAAACATAAATAAAACTAAATGGTGGCGGCTTGTCTTCATAAAATAACGTAACTATATTTACCCCAAATCCTGGTAAGTTTTCATTTGTTGTTATTGTAACTAAATTTACTGCAATGGCAATATTTGCTATTGTTATTTCAGTTATAACCCCGTCAATATTTAGCTTTAAAGAATTTCCAACAAAGTATTTTGATGCATCAAATCCATTAGACTTTATAAATGTAAAACTATTATTATTTACCCTTGTTAAATTATTTGCATAAACTTCAACTAAGAATTCAGACATCTCTGATAAATTTGTTCCGTCCCATACCATTACATTGTTAACGCCATTACATATCAACATTTTTTGTTGAA